TCGCCTGCCAGTGAATTAGTTTTGTAGATTCACAGACGTTTTCGGGTATTGGCATCCCAAGAAGTAAGACATGTGGCTCTCCATCTTGCAGGTGTGGCATCAATGTACGGAATATAGGTTCGAGATGAATATTTCCGCTTTCGCAGACTTGCGACAACTCTTCCCAGGTCGTGGGCACTTCCCAAGCTATTTTGATGGGTAAGAAGGGCAACAGGATCCAAATACCCATTTCCTGGTTTTTTGGTTTTCTAGATGAATTCTTGAATCGATTTAACAAGCCACCCCATGAATTCAAACGAATACTCTTTCCATCGGCGGAGCAAAATTCGAAGACTATTCTATGCTCCGTTATTTTGCTGTACGCACCTGGGCGTAGAGATATTCCTTTGAATAGTCCGAAACCTCCAAAATAATCTTGCCAATCTTGCAAAGATTCTTCAGATTCGGATGTTACGTACACCCTCTTATCACCATGAGGTTTTGGAAACACTGGAAGTTCAAAGGGTTCGCCAGTATCGAGAAGCCGATCCTCGCTGGCAAGTTGAGTCCAGCGTAAGGCACGTTTGATATGCCACTTAAGTCTCACGGATGCAGAGAAATCTTCGTCATTCATAAGATTTCTATTGAGCGAAGACACAGTTGTATCAAGGCAAAGGGAAGATTTGCGCCAAGCTTTTCCGTTTTCGGCTTCAGCGTTGAAAGTCATATGTGGAAATGTGGTAGTTATAGAGCGAGTAACTGCAGGTCGGACTTTGATTTCGCCCCAAGGATATTCATGTTCAACAAAAGCAAACCAATCCGATGTCGATGGAACTAGCTTCGAGCCTTTGGTCGTTAGACTGAACTTAAAGTACCATCGAGAAATTTGGTTGTCCCAAGTGAATTCTCCTATTCGTTCAAAGTCTCGCAAGCCGTCAAGCGATCGACGGGCAATGCGAAGTTCTAGAGTCAGCGTCTCGGTCGTCATTCGTCTGCAAACCGGCCTTTCCCAGGAACTGTAGGTTTAGTACGTGGTGTGAATCCGCCGGAACTACCGCCAGATCCAGAGTCATCATCATCGTTATCATCAGGTTCAGGACCTGGAAACTTGGTGGATCCAAATAACTGCTGCCACAGTCTTATCGATTCAATTTTACTTTTCTCATCCAAGGCAGCGCGTGCAATTTCTGCGGCGCATCGGACTTCCTCGTAAAAATCAAGAAAAGACTGCAGGTCAATTCTTGCAAGAACATCGTGACTGGGGACGCCGTGATCAGGCAAAAAGGGTTTTGATTTTTTTTCAAAATAGATGTTGAATTTTTGAACGATAGACTCAAGAGTTAGAGTAAAGCCCTCTGCAATGCTCCTAATCCCGTCAGGACAGCAGTAGCCAACTATATGTTCAAGAGGATATCCTTTTGGATACTTGGGAATGTTTGGGTTGATTCGCTTCCACCATTTAACAGCCTTGACGACATTGATATAGTGAGTGTTGCAGTCGGCATTCTTTTTCCAAGTCCACTCGATTTGTGCAATTGGATGAGTTTGTTCCCAATTCCCGAGCGTTCTATCTGGAATCAACAGAGGTTCGAGTTTCCACTGTGCAGCCTCTGCCTTTTCCATCAATTGCCGCAAACCGCTATCGTTGCGAAAATGGCTTAACGTAGAATCTTCAATCCAGGATTTCACAAGCTGTGAAGTTTTAACCATTGGAGGTTCTTCATCGGAGATCCATTCCGATCTCAAAATCTCTTCGGAAATTTCAGAAGGAGCCGCAGTGATGACCAGATCTACTTCTATGTTTGTCAGGGTGATTTTGAATGACCTGTCATTCGGCTTCCATTTTTCGGGAAAATTTGCGTTCAAGAAAGGTACGAAAAGTTTGTGAACATCTTTTGGTTGAGTGTTCGGATGGATGTTTGTAACGGCTACAATATCCAGGTCTGATTTTTCTTTTGTGTCTACAACAATCGCTGTTTTCCGACGATAACTTCCTTGAATGAAGGTGTTAACTAAGTACTGAGAAAGTGATTCGTCTTCGTTGAGTTTTTCACGAAGTTCTCTATTTGTAGTTTTGAATATCTCTGTTTCAGATTGAGATGGTCGGATGGCTGTCAAAAAATCGTCAAAATAGCTAGGCAAATCCATTGTTCGCTCACCAAGGAAGAATTATAGATGGTTCGTAACTTCCATGCTTCTTTCTTTCGAAGTCAAACTCGTAAAGTACAGTCTTGCCGAATGGAGCTGCCATTCTGCCTAGAAAGAATACTACCGCATTTGGCGCAGAGCTAAAAAGATTTATCGATGCAACAGCGCCTTTTCTGGTACGAATATTTTTTATTTCTTCTGAAATTGTCAGTGCGACGTTCCAAGCATGGTTAGCATCAGATATTCTGGTCTGACCAGTACCTGATTCAAGTTGAATTTCTACGAGTTCGCTAACATTTGGAAGCTCTTTTGCGATGTAGCTTCGAACATCATTAGTTGCTGAACGAGTAATATTTATGACCACAGCTACATCATTCGATTGACTTGCGTCAATTTTTTCGGATCGTACGGATATAGCTGGAGCAGGATCATTCTGAGGAGATTGAATTTTCCAAACGGCTGTCCCGTGTGCCCCTTTTTGGACTAACCCGACGTCGACCGATCTCTTTAAATCCAACAAGGAACCAAATGCGAAAGCGATTGAGGTGTGGGTGTCTAGTGCTATGTCAATATTTTTAGATCCTGATGGAATGTGATCATCTACAAATTTCGTCAGTTCATCTTTGATCGATTTATTCCACAGATCTCCAGAACGGATAAAGCGGCCATCGAAATATTGCTCCAATGGAACCATAGCTTCAGTTTCGTTTTCCATGCGCTCAGCATATCGGAGAAAACTTCGAACTCCGAGTTGTTTTGCTTCTGGGCGGACCCGCTGCGTCGTATGTATCAGTTGTTCCTGAATCAATTCTGCTAACAAGTCTTCTTTTGAGAATTCTGTCTTACCCTCATGACAAAGTCGAAAGATAAGTGAGGAATATGGCTCTGTAGCTTTGCTAGGATCTATAGGCGTGAAGCCAGCTGAATGAAGCCGCTGACTGAGATCCTTTTTCAGTTTTTCGAGGTCTGGCCCGCCACAACGTAGTCGAAGTGTCGAGATAATTTTGTAGAATGATTCATCGTCTGAAATATTGAGATGGGATTTCCAATCTTCGCGAACTTTTCCAAGTCGTGATGTTGCTCCCCCCGCAGTCTTAAGCTTCTCAATTCTTATTTCTCCTCCTGTACCACCAGTTAAGTCAGATAAAGGGTCATCAGTTTTAATCGGCCAATTTGTAAAAAGATAGAACCGCGTGTTTTCAGCAAGCTGAGGATTGGAGTCATGTAAAGATTTGAGCCGTTGAAGAAAAGAAAACTTGGAAGCGCCTATAAAAGAAGGATCCATGAGATCATTGAATCCAACTGAACCTCTTAGATCGATGTGAAATTTTAGCTGAAAAACGTCTCGATCAACGGATTCGCCTCGCTCACCCCTTATCGGATTTGAATAGTGTACATGAACATCGTCAAAAGCTTTGCTACCGTTGATCTCATAGCCAACTCGACGCACTTTGGAAAAGCCTTCAAATAGTCCTACTGCTTCAAGCCAGAAATAATATGCTTGGTATAAGAAGCCTTTTTGCATTGGTGCAACTGAATTGCCCATCTCAACCTCATTAGGTGAACGTCGCTCTCAAGCTCGGGACATTGCTAGTCCTCTAGGCTCCTTGCTCATTTAACTTCGGATTGATTTCCTGGTTATATTGCCTACATCAGAATAGTTCGTCAGTCAGCTTAAGTTTTAGCTCTCCATTGAAATAGACATGCAATTTGTGGCTGCCCATTTCTTGTGCGATCTGCGCTGACATGACACGTATGAGGGCGCATTAACTTTAGTGGCTATCCAAATTTGTCTCTTTCGCGCGAGTTCATTGCACACAGCAAATAGAAAGATTGATCGTCTTGAGTTGTTGCAGCAGATCTGCATTTCCAAGAGAAAACATGCGATTCCTTGCAATCTAAAGCGATCATGCTAACCTATCGGTTGGGTCCTGCCAGCACCCACCGGCTACGGGTGACGATCAACCGCCCCCCTTCGTTAGATAGGAAAATCATGGCCTAAACTCAACTCTTCCTTGCCGATGTTCCCTATTCCTTGCGTCAATGACACGTTTAACTCCGCAATTTTCACGTGACTTGAACAAGAGCAATCAAGGGATCAAATGAGAAAATCCTGCAATTCAACGGAACTTGCCGAGATCGTCGGCGTGACAAAGAGTGCCATTTCCCAGGCTGTCGTGTCCGGCAGGCTCTCAGGCAGCATTGTCAGCCGCGAGGCACGCAACAACAAATTCGAAATCTATAAAGCCTGCCTGGAATGGGAGAACGCCCGCGACAACAATCAGGTTCGAGACCCAGCTCTGCAGTCACCCCAGAACCAGAGTAATCCAAACTTCCCGCCCATCGCGGAAAGCCGGCAGGCTTATGAGTACTATCAGGCCGCAAATGAGCAGCTGGCTGCCTTGAAGGAAGCGGGACGCTTGATCGATTTGGATATTACCCAACGTGAGCTGTTCCAGGCTGCGCGTCTGGTTCGCGACCGTCTCCAGGAAATACCCGAAAAGCTGCGCTTCAACTTTCTGGCAGTGGGCCTCTCCGATGCTGACACGAACCAGCTGGTAAAGTCCCTGTCAGAGGAAATCTATCAGGCGCTCCTGCACCTATCAGAAACAGACGTTTCGCTGCTTCGCGAGGAACAGCTTTCAAAGCCAGTGAAGGATGTGTCCGATGGCATTATCGGGATCGACCATGAAGGCCGTTAAAAAGGTTCCTGTTGAAGCAGCGCTGGGCAACGCCATGGGCTGGGTTTTCGCAGGCTTTCGTCCGGTTCTCAGGGTCGGGATCAAGGAATATTGCGAAAGGAATATGATCCTGCCCGACGATACACCCCGGCCGGGTCCCATCCGCTTTGATGATACCTGGTATATGGTCGATATCCTGCGCGATCTGGAGGATGACAGTGGCGTCGAGGAAATCCGCTGGCGCAAGGGCCGACAGCTTGGCGTGACGACCCTCTATATGGCATGGATGCTCTGGGGGGCTGCCGTATCTCCAGCACCGTCGATGATCGTGTTCCCTACGCGGGATTCCAAACAGAAGTTCTCGAAGCAGAAACTGGCTCCCATCCTGCGCCGCTGCAAGGATCTGCAGGGCAAGATCGGCGAGATGAAGACCAAGGAACGGGACACACTTGACATCAAGACCTTCCCTGGTGGCTTCATCAACATGGCTTCCTCGAAGTCCTCGTCCGAGCTGCGCTCGCAGTCTGTCCAAAGGCTTGTCCTGGATGAGCAGTCTGCATATGACACCGATTGTCAGGGTGAAGGCGATCCATCGACGATCGCCCTGGGTTGCACCTCGACCTTTCAAAAGAAGCGGAAGATCTTCCGCCTGAGCACGCCGAGCATCAAGGGTGTCTGTCCCATCTCCCGGGACGTGGAGGACACGCAGAAATTCAAGTACCACGTCCCCTGCCGTAGCTGTGGGGAGATGATGCTGATCGAGTGGGAACAGTTCCGGGGTCCAGGTCAGACTGCAAGTGGTGAAACCGAGTGGCACGCCCCATGCTGCGGCAATCCTCACCGTAATATTGACAAGGTCTGGCTGATCCGCAATGGCAAGTGGATCGCAACCGCCGAGGATAAATCCAATGGGCGGGTCAAAGGCTACATTCTGAGCGCTCTCTATGCAGCACCCCAGTTCTTTTCATGGGACGATGCATGGAACCTCTGGCAGGAAGCGCAAAAAGACATTCAGAAGATGAAAGCCTTCTACAACAATGTCCTGGCAGAGCCCTGGGAAGATCCGGCCGATAAAATCGATATCTGCGGAGTTGAAAAGCTGCTGGATGACTCGGCGGAATCTGAGCTGCCGAAAGGCGTGGTCCTCATCACGTCCGGTATCGATGTTCACCCAACACATCTGGATTACGTAATTCGAGGCTGGGGCCGCGGACAGGAGAATTGGGTTCTGGACTATGGTGTTGTCAGCGGTGATGCGAACCAAAAGACGACTTGGGAACGCCTTTTCGCGAAGCTGTCGAGAGCCTGGCAGAACGAGCATGGCTTTACCCTTGACGTAACGGCGGCAGCTTTCGACACGGGCGGATTGAATACGCAAAGTGTCCATGATTATGTTGGCCCCCTGTTCCATAGGAATTTCATTTGCATCAAGGGTATGCCCGGCGATGCCACGCCGGTTATTGGTCGGCAGACCCTTAACAACGAGTTTGGTGTCCGCGTATACCCGGTCGGGTCCAATGCGACCAAGGCCAGAGTCTTTGCCCAGCTGTCGGATTCAATATCCAGGGTCCGCTTGCATGACGAAGGGAAACTCGACTCCCCATTTGGCCCAGGATTCTGCCACTTTCCAAAAAGGTTCTGGAACGATCCAGAGAAGCGGCACTTTTTTACTCAGCTCATAGCCCCAAAATCGCGCCACAAGTCAGTCAATGGAGAATGGCGAACCGTCTACGAAACGACTCAGGGCGTCGCTGACCATGCCTTCGATTGCTACCGCTATGCGATGGCGGCCCTTTACTGGCTCGGGACGGATCTGGATCAGCTGGCCGACTGCATGGAGAAAGGAATACCACTTGAAGACACTTGAGGAGCAGCTGGAATCGGTTCAGAAAGCTATAGAAAATGCTGAGGCTCATGGTCAGGAAGCCGAGATTGAGGTGAATGGCAACCGGCGGGATATCAAAAGAGTCAATGTGAGGGAGCTTTACAGAAGGGAAGCCCAGCTGAAGATGGCGATCAAGCGACGAGACGGTGGCGGGACATACCTTATGGACCTGGGGGTATAGCTCATGGAAATCACCACCAATGCTGGTCTTATCGTCCCCCAATCGGCAGTCGACTTGCCCCGAAACTGGAAGCGGGAATCATTTCCAGCGATCAATTCGGTTTCGGACGAAGACGAACTTCTGACCACGCTGGCGGAATTTCGGGATAAATCACGCCAGCTAGATAAGACCGAATGCCTTGCCCGTGCAGCCACAGAGAACTTTGTCACCAACGTTGTCTCGGACGGGCTTCGCCCCCAATCAAAAATAGACCATCGATTTATTGGCATTTCGGAGGAAGCTGCGAGGGAATTTGAGCGGCAGGCCGAGAAAATCTTTGAGCTTCACTCCTTGACTCGGGAATTTGATTTCCGCCGCGTCCAGACCTTTTCACAGATGCAGGCGACTATCATGCGAGCGGTTCTAATCGATGGAGATTGTCTCGCAGTTCGCAGATTCAAACCTCGCAAGAGTGCTGTGCTCGGAACCACGGTTCAACTGATCGGTGGCGACCGCCTTAAATCGCCACTCAGGGGCTATGTGAATGCTGATGTTCGCGAAGGTGTGGAAGTGGATTCCGACGGAGAGCCAGTGGCTTATCATGTCCTCAATAGGAAGGGACCATTATCATCAGAAATCGAAACAATTCGCATTCCCCGATACGACGATAACGACATCCCACTGGCACTTCTGATTCATTCGTCGCGCCTTCCAGGACAATCCCGAGGTGAACCATTTTTGGCGCCTGTCGTTGATCGGTTCCGGCAACTTGAACGGTACACCGACGCAGAGATCAGGGCGTCAGTACTCAATGCGTTTTACGCAGCTTTTATCACGACTGAAACCCCCGAGATTGATCAGAGGAGAATGTCCGCCCTGCCTGCTCAGTTGCGACCCAGTGAAGTCCGAACACAGAAAAATTTCGGGCCGGAGGGTGGCCTTATGATGGAGCTTTTGAAAGGGGAAAAAGTCGATACGTCTGCACCTGGACGACCCAATGCGAATTTTGAGCCCTTCGTACAGGCTGTAACCAAGATGATTTCCATTGGTCTTGGTTTGCCCCCTGAAGTTCTGACTCAACATTTCCAATCCTCCTATTCAGCCGCGAGAGGGGCTATTCTCGAAGCCTGGAAGGCTTATAAGGTTCGCCGTTCCTGGCTGGTCTCAGAATTTTGCCAACCCATATACGAATGGATCATAACCGAGTCTGTCCTCCGAGGCATGCTCAAGGCTCCTGGCTTTGAAGATCCTTTAAAAAGACGCCTTTATCTGGCCACTGAATGGATCGGCTCGACCATGTCTTCGATCGATCCGTTGAAGGACGCGAAGGCAGACGAAGTGAAAATCACGAGGAACATGACTGAATCAAGACGTTCTGTCGTGGAGCGGGACGGTCGTGATTTCGAAAAACTGAAACGTGAAATCGACGACGAGCGGAAATTTTTCAATCAAAAAAGCACTGCGGAAGTGGAGGCAAACAATAACACATAACCTTTACGTGTCAACTGCTTCAGTGTTTTCCCCGAGTAAACACCCCGAATCTCTCCTTTTGTCTCTACAAGTGTTATGTTCAACCTGTGAACTGCGGAGTTACACGTGTCTTTGCTACTTAACTACCTTCTCGATTCCTACTGGTCAATGACGAACGAAGCATTGAAATCAATGATGTCTGTTGTGGAAAAACATGCTGGAAATCAGGCCCTGGAGAAGGTCCAGGGTCAAAAACCTTCGGGCGTGGAAAAGGCGACCATTCGTGATGGGGTGGCCATCATCCCCATTCGTGGTCCACTTTTCAAACGGGCCAACCTCATGACCACTCACTGCGGAGCTACAAGCTATGAAAGCATTCTAAAAGATTTTCACCAAATGCTTGAATCCCCCAAAGTTAAGGCCATCGTGCTGGATATCGACAGCCCAGGCGGCGAGGCGAATGGATGCTCGGAACTTGCCGACGCCATTTTCTCGGCTCGTGGACAAAAGAAAGTTCTCGCCTATGTGGGGGGAACAGGAGCCTCGGCTGCCTTTTGGATCGCCAGCGCCTGCGAAAAAATCCATGCCTCGGATTCCGCCATTGTCGGAAGTATCGGAGTGCAGTCAGTGGTTCAGCCGAATGCGAAGGACGGTCAACTCCGATTCGTCTCCAGCCAATCGCCTAACAAAAATCCAGATCCCGCCACCGAAGAGGGAGCAAAGGAGGTTCAAAGCGTCGTTGATGCACTTGCCGAGATCTTTGTTGGCAAGGTTGCAAGCTATCGCGGTATCAGCCGTGAGCAGGTACTTGAACAATACGGTCAAGGATCTGTCTTTGTCGGTCGTGAGGCCCAAAGACGGGGTCTGATCGATGTCATTTCAAATTTTGAGGAATTAATTTTGACCATTCAAACAGAGGAAAAGACGCCAGGCGGAGATCAGGCTCTCACGGCGGAATTCATCGCAGAGATTCATCCTGAAATTGCTGCACATTTTGAAAGCATAGGGCGACAAAGCGAGCGGCAAAGAGCCGCAGGTATTTTGAAGCTCAGCGCAACCGGAGTCAGTCCGTTACTGATCGAGCAGCTTCACAATGAAGGCGCAAGCATCGAAACTGCAGCCTTTCTAATTTTAGATGAGATCACCAAAAGCGGACGTTCATTGTTGAACCGTTTCACTGAAGCTGAGGAAAAAGTTAAAGGGTTGAGTTCCGGAACAACCACAGTGAGTCAGGAAGATGAACTCGATGTAGACCTGCGTCTGGCAGCTGCTCATGGAATCAAGACGAGGTAACGCATATGTACGGTGGACCCATGTTTGGGGATTTGGACAGCTATAACCCCCACGATCTTATCGCGGGAGATTTTCCCTTAAAAACGGAAGCTATCACGCTCGCCAAGGGACAGAATCTAAAGAGAGGGGCGGTGCTAGGCCGGATTAAAGCATCTGGTAAGTTCGTCCTTTCTCGAAAGACTGACGACCAGGCGGCGGCAATTTCTGACGGAAGTGAAATCCCTCTGAGGGTTCTCGGAGAGGCTGTGGATGCCTCGGTCAAGGACCAAGTGACAGTGGCTTACCGAACTGGATCATTTCAAAAGCAAGGATTGACCATTCACGAAAGCCATAACTTTAGCGACATCAAATACGACCTGGAAACACGGTCAATTTTTATTGAGGAATGAAATTTGAATCGATCGATCTACTCAACTGAATATCTGATGCGTCTGGCTCAGCGAATCGTTGACCAGCCGCGGTACTTTCTTAACCGCTACTTCACCGAGGTCTGGACACGCGATGAAGACGTGATTCTCTATGATGTGGAAGACCTGAGCGAGGGGATCACTCCCTTCGTTCACCCCCTCCACGAAGGCAAGATCATGAAACACCGCGGATACCGGACAAAATTCATTCGTCCGGCCTATGTCAAGGAAAAGGTGATCCATGATCCTGAGCTTCCCCTCAAGCGCATGCCGGGTGAGGCTATCGGCGGGGAACTGACACCCGAGCAACGCATGCGTCTTCATGTGATGAATGACGTCAACCGCTTGAAGGATCGCCTGACAAACCGCGAAGAGGTCATGGCTCATGAGATCGTCAAGAAGGGCGGCCTTACAGTGATTGGCGAAGGCTTCCAGGAGTATGTTGACTTCGGACGTGACAAGTCCTTAGCCGTTGATCAGGCCGCGATCAAAGCCATCTATAAAAAAGGCTGGGATGATCCAGAATTTCCCATGACCGATTTCCTTGAATCCTGCAGTCGAAAGGTCTCTGATCTTTCATTGAACAAAAGTCAGGCAATCGATCTCCACATGGGGTCCAAAGCCTGGGAACTCTTCCGGCGCAACAAGGAAGTCGTCGCCGCCGGGGATCTGCGGCGCGGGGTTGATATTACTCTCGTCATGACTCCCACTCAGCAGGCGGACTCCGTTCACTATAAAGGCCGCTTCGGTGACTTTGAGATTTTCGTTCACTATGGGACCTATCTGGACGGAACTGTCGAGAAACGTTTCTTTGAGCCCGGCGAAGCGCTCCTGACTGCAAAATCAGTCGGTGGCGCTCGCTACTACGGAAAGATTCGCGACAAGAAGGCCAACATGAAAGCTATGGATTACTTCCTGAAGTCCTGGGAAACCGAAGACCCGTGCCATACCTACATCATGATTCAAAGTGCTCCACTTCTCGTCAGCCGCGACCCTAACACCGCCTGTCTTATGACTGTTGCTTAAGGAAATTCACATGTTCAATCAACACACTCAGGAAAACGAAATGCAAAGCCTTGTCCCATCTACCGAAGAACTTGTCTATGTGAAAGCTGAAACTCCCGTCACCAACTCCCTGAAGCTTGCCACTCATTTTGGCAAGAACCACTCCGATATTATCCGGGCAATCAAGAATCGGGTCCGTAACTATTCAGAATCATTTGGTAACCGCAATTTTGCTGAGATCGATTACCTGGATCCGCAAGGTCGCAAGTTCCGCATGTACGAGCTGACTCAGGATGGCTTTTGGGCTGTGGTCATGGGGTTCACTGGCGAAGCGGCAGCGAAGATGCAGGAGCTGTTCATCAATGAATTCAACCGGCGCGCTGAAATTATTCAGAACCTCAAAAAGCTCCTTCCTGAACAGAAAACCTTGGCAGCTCCCAGAAAGGAATACAACCATCAGTATGGCTATATGCAAGTCAAAGCTACTCCTGATGGCTACTCCGAGCAACAATGGGTTTGCGGTGCCAAAACCATCAAGCAGATGAACGAGGTCGAAAACCATTCACGGATGCAGCACAAGCGTATCAGTCTCGTGCTTGGAAATCTGAAAGCCTTTATTCTGGGACTCCATGAAAGTGACCGGTACAACCAGCGTTTCGTCCATCTGCTCGAAGAAATCCAGGACCTCGCTGATCGCTGCAAACCCAAGTCTTATGGCCCGATCATCGCACAAATGCCCATGTTTGATTCAGATGGAATGACTGTGATCAATTTTAACCGCGAGGGTGATGACAATAATAATTTACATACTGCTTGCTAATTTCCAAAGCCTCAACCCAATCGGGAGTTTCCAATGAGATCAAGTTCGCACCTCATTACCCACCAGAAGATCCTTGAAAAATCCACTGCCCATCTGACTTTACCCAATGCTAAGATAAGTCCGCTCTTTG